CAGTGCTGGTTACCCCTAGAATTCGTGCCCGCCTTGACCCAGGAAAACCGTTCAAAGTGCAACTCGTCGAGACGGAGACGGGCGAAAAAAGCTATCGGCACGAAAGCCTTTGCCCTTGAGCAAGGAGACCGCTTTCTGGCTTGGGACTACTGCTACCTCAAGATTAAGGGCGCTGTCTTGGGAAGTGCAGAAGAGTCGTCTTTGCAGGCAATTAGCGAGCGAACAGGGCACGATGATCGCTGGGCCTATAAAGTGATCAACAATCTGCAGCGCCGACTTAAAGAGAAAGAATGACTCAGGACTTCGTAGAAGACGCTGTTGAAGCATGCAACCGGGAGAAAGTCCCGTTTTTGTTTGCTATGCAGAGCGGCGACGGCGACTGGATTGTGAACTACAACCTTGAAAACTTTGAAGCGTTCACGACCAACAAGGAACAAGAAGTCTGCGATTTGATTGCGCTATCTCTTGCAACAAAGCGAGAGACGTGACGCTGCCAAGATCGATTACGGTAGCAGGAGTCAGGCTAAAGGTAATTGTTCGCCAATTGCCCGACGACGACACTTTTGGCGAGTGGCATCTAGACAAGAAAACCATCTTTATAAAGAAGGGCCTGAGCGATGACGACGCCGAGCAAACGCTGTATCACGAAATGTGGCACGCCTGCATGGACTTGTCTGGGCTTTCGTTTCTCGACGGCTTTCCTGACGAAACATTGGCACGAGCCTGGGACTTGTTCCGGCCATTCTACGACACGGTTAAGGACAGCATGCGCGATAATTAAGGGCCCATGCCTGAAAATCTCAAGTTTACCGTGATGCGCCGAGGAAAGGTGCCTCTGATCAATTTCCCTGATCCCATTGGAACTACCGAAAAAGTCCGGCTATTTATAGCGTCGGATGTGCATTTTGATAATCCAAAGTGCAAAAGAGAAATCCTAAAGCGCGACCTCAAAGAATGCGTTGACGGCGGCTGGCCTTGGATTTCTGCCGGGGATTGGGCATGCGCCATGCAAGGCGCCTGGGATCCGAGAAAAAGCAAGGCGGACATTCGCCCGGAGAACATGGTTCCGGATTACTTGGACTCCCTTGTAACAACGTCTGCCGATTTTCTTGAGTTTGCGGCACCAAACGCTGCTGTTTTTTACGAGGGAAATCACGAAGGAAGTATTAAACGCCGGCATGAAACGTGCCTTAATTCCCGTCTGACGGAAAGAATGAGGGCGGGCAAGAAAGGCTCCCCGGTTATTACCGCCGGCATTGGCGGCTGGCTGTTGGTCCGAGTGCAACTTACCAAGACGGCCAGTTTTACGTACAAAATCTGGGTTCATCATGGCACTGGATCGAGCGGTGGACCTGTGACCAAGGGCACAATAGCGACTGCGAGGCGGGCAGCAGCGTATGATTCCGATTGTTTTATCACCGGGCACATCCATGAACGCTGGGCGCTGACGACTATGCGAGCGCGATGTGACGAGCGAACCGGAAGGACTTATACTTCGCCGGTTATGCATGTGCAGTGTCCGACGTATAAGGAGGAATTTTCCATGCACGAAACCACCTGGCATACCTCGATGGAGCGCCCCCCAAAACCCATCGGCGGGACGTTTTTGGAGCTAAAGATTGCCAAGGATTACGACGGATTGCTCACAACGTGCAAGGGCCGCAACCGGCGACTCCCCTTGCACTACGTGGTCTCCAACGTGGTTTGGACATAGTAAGGACAGCTGGCCGTATATTTTTTCTGTGAGCGAAGCGCAATTTGCGGCGGAAGACCGTCCAGACATCAAGGAGCTTCTTCGTAGTTACGAGGAAACACAGGCCGAGCTGGAGCACTGGAGAGACCAGTGCCAAGTTAGCTACGACGACCGGCGCAATTACTGGCCAGGAAAAACAAACGACCTCCGCAAAAGCGGCCCAACAGCAACGCCTTGGGAGGGCGCCTCCGATTCTGAAAGTCTTGTGATTGCAGAGCGCATTCAGGCGTACGTTGCAATGTGCGCGTTTGCGCTGTCCCGCGCCAACATCCGAGCCTATCCGATTGAAGTCAGCGACGTAGCGCACGCCAGGATTGTCTCGAGCTTTTTGAAGTGGATGCGCGACTATTACATTCCGGATTTTGACCGGGAAATGGAGCTGGCCTCCAACTACCTTTTTGAGAAAGCGCACGCGATTACCTACGTCGGCTGGGAGCGCAAAGACGTTACCAGGCTGCAGCTGCTGAACCTGCAGGAAATTGCCGCGACTGTCCCGGAGCTGGCTGAACTGATCGTCACCGAGCAATACGACGACGACCTGGTCCTGATGCTGCAGCAGCAATATCCTAACCTGCAAAAGCGGGACGCCAAAAAGGCCCTCCGAAAACTTCGCAAGGAGGGCGCGGCAGAGCTGCCTGTCCAAGTCCGCTCGATTGATCGGCCTATCGTTCAAGCGCTGGCGACCGACATCGACATCTTTTTTCCTCACTACTGCACAGATCCGCAAAAGGCGCCATTCGTGCATCGCCGCGTTTTGATGACTGCCCAGGAAGTGCTGTCGCGAGTCAATACAGAGGGATGGGACGAAAAGTGGGCCGAGCACATTATTGAGCGCATGCGTGGAACTGACTCCAGCATGGTAGACGGCTCCGATCCCTACAGCGAGCAAGGCCGCTTTGACGAGGGAGCGACTGATTTTATTGAGATCATTTACACGTACCAGCGCCTAATGCGCGACGGCGCCGAGGGAATCTACTGCACAGTCTGGCACACAAAGGTGACCGACCACTTTGGCAAGTTTGAGCTGCTCAACGGACTAGAGGACTATCCATTCGTTGTTACGGAGCTGCACAGAGACTCCAAGCGGCTTTACGAAGCCCGGTCGATGGTAGATCTGCTGCGGGGCGTGCAATGGCAGGTAAAGGCCGAGAGAGACGCCCGCATTGATCGCAGCTCTCTTGCGACCTTGCCGGCATCCAAAGGGCCTGTAGGCCGACCGAAGCCGGAATTCCGGCCTGGAGGGCACGTTACCGAGCGCCGCCCCGGAGAATACGGCTGGGTCGATCCGCCACCGGCAGACCCTGGCTCTATTGAGATTGAAGCGACAATGCTTTCTCAGGCTGACAGAATGGTTGGATTGTCTAACCCAGGCGAAGACCCGGACGCGCAAATCAAGCGCACGTTCTACTTGGACAAGTTCCTCTCGCACGTTCGCAACGTGTTAAGCGAGGCTTACAAGTGCTTCCTGCGCTACGGCCCGGACCAGCTGATGTTTCGGGTGTCGGGCGTTCCCGAGCCGCAACAATTCAACAAAGAGGCTGAATACAAGGAAATGGACATCTGCGTTCACTTTGACGCGCAGATGCATGACCCGGAAACCGTGGAAAAGAAAATCGGCCAGTTTGTGCAGCTGCTGTCTCTCGACCGTGTTGGCAAACTAAACGTGGAGGCGCTACTGGAGGTTATTGCGGCCAGTATTGATCCGGTGTTGGCAGATGCCGTCTTGCAACCGCAAGAGCAGGGAACGGCTAAGGCCATGCGGGACGTGGCGACTGATCTGAGCATGATCTATTCCGGCATCGAGGTGCCTGCCAGGCCCCAAGGGGCTCAGATCGCGATGCAGCTGGGTGAACAATACGTTCAGCAGCCGGATGTGGCCGAGCGCCTGCAATCGGACGAAGCGTTCGCTGCCCGGCTTCAGAAATACATGGAGCAGTATCAGTTTGCCATGCAGCAGCAGGAAAACGCGCAGATCGGGCGCATTGGCACCGAGCCAGCTCAGTTCCAGGGGATGCAGCAGGGCTAGAGAATTATGGAAAACGAGCAGACCTTTGAAGAGGTCGTAGAATACCTGAGAGCCACGCACATGGCCAAAATCATCGTGCGTGAACTAGTGGAGCGCCGGGAGGCGGCTTTGGGAACACTCAGCGAGGCCGGCGAGGAGCGTGAAGTGTGGAAGGGCGTAGGGCGCTTGGACGCGCTGGATACCCTCGCAAACATTTTTTCCGGATAGGTTTGGACAGGGCAAATTATTTTTAAGTCACGCAACCGTTCAGGCGCAGAGAGAACGCAAATGACAGACCAAGACGAAGCGGGGATCGTGTCTCCCGCTGAAAACGACACGCTACATACAGAAGGCGACAACCTCTCCCCAGAGGATGCCATCGCTCTTCTGGCCCAGGCCGAAGGGGAAAGCTCCGAGGGACTGGAAGGCTATGAGGATGCCGACCAGACACCCGAAGAAAACGCCCCGGAGGAGATTGCCGGACTTAACCTGGACAACCTGACTGAAGACGGCTGGCAGCAGATTGCCGATCACCTCAACTCACGCGGAGCAGATCGCATCGCGGGATTGATCAAGGAGAGAAGCCAACTGCAGGCAAAGTTGGAAGACAGGCCAGAGCAGAAAGAAGACCCGTTTGAACGGCCTTCTGATCCGAAAAAGAATCCCTACCACGCCGTCGAGACCATCGACGAACTGCAAGCGAAAGCAGCGGACGTTGACGAGATGATTGAGTGGGCTGAAGACCTCCTTGAAGACAACGAGGATGAGACCGGAGACGCGATCATTCACGAAGAAAACGAGAAGGCTTACAGCAAGTCAGAGATTCGGTCGCTGCTCCGGAATGCCAGGAAAGCACGCAAGACCCACCTCGTAAATCGATTCCAAGAACTTCAAGGCAAGGAACAGGTATCGATCCAACGCCAGCAAGCGCGACAGATTGCCGAGGAAGAGTTTGCGTGGATGAAGGAAGAAGACTCGCCAATCAGGCAGCGTTACGAAGGAGTGATGAGTCACCCCGGACTAGCAGCACTGAAAGACGAATTCCCGGAGATCCCGTTAGTGTTAGCGCACGCGGCAGACTCAATTCATCGCTCCGAACTGAAGAGGAACGGAAAGGCCGCCCAGGCGACTGCAACACCGCAGGAAACCCGGATGCGCCCGCCCGCAAACCCCAGCTCAAGTGCAGCGGCTCCGGCCAAGCACAAAGCGGCACCGGCAAAAGCGCTTCAATCTTTGGAGGCGCAATACAACGAAACTGGCGACTACCACGTCTTGGAAGAAATCCTCGCTCTTCAATCCAATAATTAACCAGAAAGGAATCAAAAGATGGCATTTAGTGCATCCTATGACAACCCTGCAGCGCCTGGAACGGGAGCAGCGGTTAGCAACCGGGAGGATCTTACAAACATCCTCACGCAGCTCGACCCTGTATCGACTCCGCTTGTCAGTCTGCTCAGGAAAACCAAAGCGAGGGCAACTTCGCACGAATGGACCGTAGACGGTTTGGCAAGTGTTGACACTTCCGGGCTTATCGAGGGAGCTGACACGACCAGCTTCTCCGACAAGTTTGAAAATCGCGCACGCCTCTCCAATGTTGTTCAGGGCTTCCGCCGTGACTACCAGGTCTCGCAAGTTCAGCAGGCCGTTGACGGCGTTGGCCCAGCCGGTGAGGCTGCAGCCCGCGTGAAGTGTCTGCGCGAACTGAAGCGTGACCTTGAGGCGGCTGTTTACTCTGCAAACGACAAGACGGTGGGCTCCGGCTCTGCCGCCGCTGTCATGCGCGGAATGAACGACTGGCTCGACTCTTCCGGTCCTTCCGACGTGCCAAGCGCATACCGGACTCCGGCAGACCAGGTGATCGCAATGTCCAATGCGGCAGTTACCGAGGCCAAGCTCTCAAGCGCTTTGGCCAGCATGTTCAACATAAGCGGAAACCTAAACCAAGTCACTTTGGTGGCCGACACTAAGGTTCGTGACAGCATCAGCAACTTCATGCGTGCTGCTCACTCATCGACAGCCACTCGCTACTCTGTGAGTGGAACCGGAAAGACAGTTACTCTGTCGGTCTCTCTTTATGAGAGTGACTTTGGCAGCATTAAGGTGGCAAACAGCAACCCTGACTGCTCCCCGGACACCACGTTCCACGACCGTGGTCTCATTGTGAACCTGGATCACGCCTCGCTGGCGACTCTTATTCCGGCCAAACAGGTTGGACTGGAAGACCAAGGCGGTGGCGCCAGAGGCTACTGCGAGACCTGGGCCACACTGGCCTGTCACGACCCTCGCGCTCACGCTTCAATCGACGAAGCTCGCAGCTAACTCTAATTGGTAGAAAGGACAACAACTACAATGAGCAGAGTAGCAAATAACGAAGTCAGTAACGGATGGAGTGATTTTCTCACGATTGATCACGGCATGCTGACTAATTCGGCCACCACTCAAACCTTCACCTTGCCGGTTCCGGCTGGCGGCATCGTTTATGATGTAGGGGTTTATCTGGAGACCGCATTTGACGGAGGGAGCATTAGTTCTCTTAAAATCGACGTTGGTGACGGCACAGACCATGACGGGTATATAGATGATGTTGAGATCGCAGTTGATGCGACTGAGGTTATCTATACGCGCTCCAATGGAGTGCTGTTGAAGGATGCCGATGCTTCCTCGACAAACCTTCACCAAGGGAAGCTGTACACAGCAGCCGACACCATCGACATTCTCCTGACGGGGAGTCACAACGTGGACACTCTGGACACCGGCAAGGTGACAGTATGGGTGGACATGAAGCGGCTTAATCCCGAGGCGTAAATTTGGTCCCGCCCGACCAAAGCGCCCCAGCCAGGGACATCACTTCAACATTGGCTGGGGCGCTTTTTTTACCATGATTGAAGTCGTTGAAAATTTGACGCGAGCCCAGGAAGGCGAACTTCGCAGGGGAGGGCAATTGCTTGACCGGCGAGAAGCGTTTATTCGCCAGCAGGAAGCCTTGAAAGACACGCGCGACGAAGACCTCAATATTGAGGGCCTCTACCGCAACATGCACGCGGCGGTAAACGCGGGAGCGCAGCGCTTGGCTGCCAATGAGCGAAAATCCAATCAGGCTGCAGCCGCTACAGCGCGATCCATGCAGGAAGACGTGCGCTTTAAGAAGCAGAGAATGATGCAGCACAAGGCAGAGATTCCTGCTGACGAATACTTTGCCTTTGCCACTTCACGCCCAGGCTGCTGGGACGATGAAGAGTTTACCCGCGATTACCTGAAAAGAAATCCGCACCTGAAATCCAACAGCTAATGGCTCAGACCGAGACTTACGCAAACCTTCTCTCGTTGATTGAGAGCTATCATGGCGCCAATCTAATCGACATTGAGAAGACCCGCGTGCGTCACTTGGTTAATGCCAGGGCTAGGGCGGCCTACCGCGAATCCGATCTTTGGGATCAGTTTTTGGTGACCGGGGAGGAGCGCGTTGTCAATGACGCGGATGCAAACCGGCTTTATGTGCCATTTGTGAGCACAACCTCTGCTGCAGATGGCGTCACCAGCATTACGGCGGGAGATATCGACACCGTGCTCCGAGCGCACGACGCCAATCCGTTCGCGACAAAGTCGGCCAAGGAATACGAGGTATTTATGGGCAAAGACGGCGTGGAGCTGCCTGGATACAAGGTGACCTACGGAGCGCAGCAAGACGTAGTTACATGGGGCAGCGGTTTTGGCGCAGCCATTGTGACGACGGCAGCAAAAAGCGACGCGATTGTGGGGGGAACCATCAAGGTTGAAGGAGTCGTTACAAGTTCAACCAGCGCAAACGCAATCGTAAACGATACGTTTACAGTGTCTGCCATTTCCAATGCAGACACGTCGCCAGAAGCATACCTTGCAGCGGTCAGTTATCCGTTTTCAATTACAACGACATCAAGCGACATTTCGGCGGCAAAGGTTTCGTTTCCCGTTGTGTTTCTCACATACAAGCGCCAGTTGACCGAGACCTACGGGGATCAAAGCGGCGATACGACCAGCATTCCCTTGGAATGGAAAGACTACATCGCGCTCGGCGTTTATGCCGACATGCTGGCCAGCGACGGCTTCGTGGAAAAGTCGCTAGCGCTGGAGGCCCGAGCATCCAAAGCCCTGGCGACTGAGCTTGAGCGGATCGACAGAAACCGGGCCCACCAATTTGTAAATCACCGCGTCAGGACGCACGGCAGCGATCAAAGCCGGCAAACCACAACTCTTTAGACAATGCCTTACGGTAAAAAAACGCAGGGATCTGCGCTTGCTGGTCTTTTTGGCAACAAGCCAAAGGCCACAAAAAAACGCAAAACGGCAAAGCGCAAAAAGGCGCCGACCCGGATGGGCTACTAAGTCGAGTTTAGACAGTCGGAGCCAAAATAATGCATGGCTCAAGGACAAGTAGCATACTCGCTCACAGGCGGAAACGGCAGCGTATTTATCAATGATACCTCGACGCACCAGGGACCATTTATGGCCATTCAGGCCGTTAACGGAGCCCAGGCGGTCATCAATCCGACAGGCACGCAGAGCAACATTGACGACTTTGACGCAAACCTCACGATTGACTCTGGCCAGACGGTTTACGGACAGTTTGCCACCTGCACATTGGTTTCTGGCGCCGTCTTAGCCTATTACCGCTAATGCCCCTCGACAGCCCTATTTTAGGGGACGGTGATGCGGGCTTCCGCGCTCTCGTCTCGCGCCTGCGCCCTTCGCAGCTCAAGGAAGGCGATGTGGCGATCTCGCGAAACATGCGCTTTGAGCACGGCGCCGCAAAAGTCCGCGAGGGTTACAAGAATGTTTCGGGAACTCTTGTGACGACAACAATTCTCCCAACCCTGAAGGCCACCGGAGACGCAAGCCAGGGAGCGCTTTTTCTGATTGGAGAAGTAGACATAACGGCTATGGCGTTGGCACAGTCGAGCGGTCTGGTCACTGTTACAACTGCCGCTCCGTGGATTGGTTCTAATCCTGGCATGACAGTTTTGGTGAACATTTCCGGCAACTTTGCAGGAAAGACAGCAGATCCAACTGGCAACCGCATCGCGACTTATGTGTCGGCAACCCAGTTTACTTTCCCGCTGAGTGGAACTGACGAGACGTTCAACGTCAGCGATAACGAGGTGGTTGGATCATTCAAGCTCACGGGCGGCGTTAACGCGATCTACGGCGCCTGCCGGTTCAGCAATCCTGCGAGCAACAATGACGATTACATCATTATTGCAAACAACGAGAGCGCTACCGCAATCAAACTGGACACTCTGGCGACCACCTCAATTGCTTATCCGGCAGGCGTCACCGTAAGCGATGATGCACAGCTCCAGCAGGAATTTGATTTAGTCGTGCTGCGCGTTGACGGGCAAACTTCGCTGCAATTTGATCCTGACGACGGGGGCACCGGGCTTGGCGGGACGCCTGCTTTTACAAAGGTTTCGTCTGGCTATTACACCCAACCAACGGAAAAAAGCGGCGCTGCCACAATTACCGTTGATGGCAAAGTCTCGATGGCTGTTACCGGGCACGGTTTTGAAACAGGCGACAAGGTCACCATTCGCGACAAAGCGTCAACACAGCTGACAGTAGGAGACGAATACATCATCACCAAGGTAGACAACAACACGTTTGTCTTTTATGCCGAAGTGGACAACACGGGCTCTGGCGGCACTGTTGTTGTTCGCAAAAGGGTAAGCGTAGGCGGCGGTTTTATTCATGCCCCTGCTGCAGCCTGGGGAACGTATCACCAGCGCCGTGTCTGGTGCCCTTACACACACGACAGCGCGGCTTCTCCGCAACGCCGGTCACCTGCAGTGTATGACGAGCTGATCGCTTCTGACCTGCTTGACCACAACACGTTTGACCCTGTTCAGAACCAGCTAAAGATTACCGCTGGCACGGCTGACTTTATTGTAGGCGCCCAGCCCTTTGACGACGACCGCCTCATCGTATTCAACAGAAATTCTATCCATCAAGTGCGTGGCTGCTCTGGCAGCCTTCTCGACATTTCAACGCACATGCTTACGGACGAAATTGGATGCACCGCCCGCAAGAGCATTGTTACCTATGCCAACCAGGTTTCTGTCGGATGCCGGCGTTTACTCGATCAGCTTTCTTGACGCGCTAAACTTGCGCGGAACTGAGCAGCCTCTGAGCGAAGCAATTGAGCCGGACATCAAGCGCATCAACAGCGCCTATGCCGACCGGGCCGTCGGGATCTACCACGACAATCGCTACTGGCTTGCTGTTCCGACAGGCAATAGCACGGTAAACAACGAAATCTTTGTTTATTCATTTCTCAACAAAGGTTGGGAGAGCATTGACACTACTGGTGCCGAGACCTGGGGAGTCATTGACTTGATTCCGGCTCGCTCTGGGAAAATTAACGAGCTTTACGCGGTAACGGACGAGGGTGGCGTTCACAAGATCACTCGCACGGGACTGGCAGAAGACCGCTTGTCTATTTCCTCCGGAGCAGCGACTGCTACAGTCTTCAGCATAACTTCGCAGTTGCGAACCAGAGCCTACACTCACGGCACAATTGAGCGCAAACGCTTCAATCACGTTGAGGCGCACATAGCCAGCGACAGCGAACACGCTTCGGATGGGGATCTCAAGATTGTGACTGAAGATCCTGACGAAACCGTTGACCTGGGCACTCTGTCAGGTCGGCTGGGCGCAGTGTTGTCCAGAGGGGAAGGCGCCTCAGTCCGTGCCAGGGCCGGTAATCCGCGAGGCTTTGCTGCTCAGATTGACTGGGTGCCTAGCGCTGGGCGCCCTGAGCTTCGCGCTGTTGCTCTCAGGGCGACCTCTACCTTTAACAAACCAACATCAACGACCTAAAAAAATGGCTGATCAATTCACTGCAGGTGAAA